GTTCGATGCAGGGCCAAACACTCGTTGTCTGTGAAAGTAGGGGTGTTCTTTTCGAAGAAATCCTTGGTATTTGTCTCGATGACCAGATTCAACAGGAGATCGAGTTGGTGCGTAGAAGCATTGGTTACCAAGGTAGTAAACACCAGATTCGGATTGGCGTCAGGGAAAATTTTCTGCAATTCAGTTCGACGGATATCGTGTCGTTGGAACAAGTCTTGAAGCCGGATGAAGATCAGGTTTGAGGTGGCCATCCACACTGTTCCCATTTGCTGCGTTCGTCGGGCGATATCGATGTATCTATGTTATGGAACGGGTTATGTAGCCTGTTCTTATTCAAGAGGGTCCGTTCGGTATGGACACTGAGGAAATCTGTAATCATTTCGCGCAGGGTTTCTTCAGGCTGGACGGAGTAATGGGCTACGAATTGATAAGCGATTTTGCTTACACCACGATGGTCGCACCACTTATTCACGAATCTCGAAAGGCAATCCTCGTTTCGCTCGTTCTCCATGAAGAAGTCCCATGGCAAAGTGGATATTGGCGCTTGTTCCGTTATCGGTCGCTCCCATGCGAGCGGCTACGAACAAGGGCGTGAGTGTGATGATGAACTCGCGGAGTTCTCGATCAGTAAGCGTGGGGGCTATCTCATGTAAGTTGAAGTAATGATCAGGGAAAGACATTCGCCATTCGTCGTATTGCTCACCGATATCAAGATCTGGGTGGCCATCCACGCAGGAGCCAGTAGTCATAGAAACCGTTCCGCTTGAGGAGCATTTCGATGCGAAAGATGGCGCGGGACAAGAAGAGATCGGGATACGGGGGCAGGCCTTGGAGCTTGGCTGCCACCCGTATGCTGGTAAGGTCTTCGATCATTTCCTTGAAGTGAGAGCTGCGGGAAGCACTCATACGCTTCATCCAGAGGATGTCGACGTTATGCGCTTCCCATTTGTCCAGCCACTCAGACGGCTCCATTGGCGATCTCGATCAGTGCTTGGGCATGCCAAGCTGGGTTGAATTGCCAATTGACGATATCGATGCCACGTACGTTGCGGTTGTGCTTCCACACCTGTGTGAGATTCACGCGATGGTGCTTGAGCAGGGCAGCGAACTTGTTAGGGCTTTGGGGCATTCGGCCTACGCACCAATGGAAGATCGTGTGCAGTTCGTCGCGTGTGAGCTTGGAGTTGGGATTCTGGACCAGATCGACGATCAAGTCCCTGTACGGTGTGTAGTCGTAAGTGGCAGCAACGGGGATTTGTTTCTTGGAATCGAGCAGGTGATCCCAGAAGAATTCAAGGTCGCCGTTGAGTAGGGCTTGGGCCACTGTGTCGATTGCCGTCTGGTTGATGGCGATGAGATTGGTACGAGCGGTCGAGATCAAGGGCTTCCGCGCGCGATTGAGATCGGCGGGGTAACCCATCAAGTAATCGAAGAAGCTCTGGAGCTCCAGAGGAATGATGTCGTCGATCTCGGTCGAAGTGAGTTGGATGGGGTTGTCTTGGTACGGCCCGATGTTGAATCGGCGGTCATCGGGCGCTACCTCCACGGGGCTCGGCTTGTTCGAAGCGAAGATCATGTTCGAATAGTTCGGTGCCATGTACGCAGGGGTGTACATCTTGCGAATGCTGATCGTGGGTTCGACGATCAGGTTCTTGAGCTTGGCGGTGATCTTGTCGTGATACAGGCTCTTGCCGCTTTCGATCTCATCGATGAAGACAATGAACTTGTTCTCCATGAAGCCGGTGAACTCGGATTCGAGCTCCTCCATGCGCTTAGAGACTACGTTCTGTTCGGCCATGAGCGGGGTAAGGACCTTGTGGAACAGGACCCCTTTGCCAGTGCCTTGGGTGCCCTGCCATACCCAGCCAGTGCCGGTGCGGTTCTTGTACTGCACCACGCACGCGAGCCAGTTGATGAACGCATCGATGGTAGGTTGGTCATGTCCGAGGACATGATCGATCACTTTGAGGATCGTCGGAGGTGCGGTCAGGGGGGCTGGCTTCTTAGGGTTGTGGGCCGTGTAGAACTCGCTTTGCTGGTAAGTATTGAGTTGCTGATTGGCCACGTCGACAGGCGGCTGGGTGCTGTGGGGCAACCAGACAAGGTCCCAGTCGGGAATGAAGTCACCGAGAGGCTGACCATGCTGAGCCATGAATTGCCGAATCTGCGATTCGCTCTTGGCCATGGCGTAGGAAATATTTTCGCTTTGAGTGTTGTACCAGCCGTTGAAGTAATTACTCGATTTGAAGTCCCGGAAGGCGAAATAGATCACGCCTTTAGAGTTGGGCTTGTGCTGGGCAGTAGCTTGCTGGATACGAGCCCAGTACTCGGGGAGGAGATCTTCGGTTCGATAGGTGGGTTCGCCCTTGAAGTTGTGGATGAATTTGGGGTTGTCTTCAGGGTGGTAGTACGCCCACGAATCCCCGCCATTGAGGTTGAAGTACACGAAACCACGTTCGTGTTTCATCTCGGTGATGGTGCAGGAGTCAGGAGCGACCATGTATTCGGTCGTACCGGAGAACTTGTACTTGGCTTTCTTGCGCTTGGGGAGATTGGCCGTAGTACGCAGTTCTTCGATCTTCTTGTCCGTGGCTTCGCGCAAGGAGGCCTGACTGGGTAGGGGGTAGGGCAGAACCACCCGTTGCTTGGTCTTGGGGACAAAGGCGATGCGCGGGCTCCTGACAAAGGGGTCCGGGATCCTAGAGTCCAAGATCGGAGGAGCGATGTAGAGCAGTTTGTCATTCTGGCAGGTGGTGATGTCCAGAGGCCAGCGCAGGCTGTTGCCGGTCTTGGTGAGTTCGAGCTGGGTATTGAGGATGGTCAGGTTCAGGTGTTGGAGCCAGTGCTTGAGCAGCTGGGGGTGCTGGGGCTTGTCCAGCAACATGAACACGTGGCAGCGGAAACCGGCCTTGTTTTCGATGCCCATGGAGCTGGACCACTGGATTACGTAATCAGTGTCGCCGACGCCAATGGCTTCGAGGAATTGGTCGATGTCTTGGTAATTCTCGATGCCGTCGAGGTCCAAACAGATCCAGTCGGTCTTCTCGTCGGAGTCAGTACTGCCTTTGCGGGACTCGGAGACCAAGGGGCGGGCGAGCTTGCCCTTGACCAGCGTAGCGCCTTTGGCGGCGTACTTCTGGATCAGTCGTTCAAAAGCTTGAAGATCAGTGGGGTGTTCTTCGTGCGAAGTGACTTCGTACACGAAGGGATACGGGTGCTTGATGAGATCGTTGTTATCGTCGAGTTCGTACTCCTTGCAGATCGGCCTATCTGCAGAGAGGAAAAAGACGGACAAGGACATGGGGAAGGAGCTCCAGAGAACAGGGTACGAAGCCCCCGGGTGAGCGGGGGCTTAGAGAGGTAGAACGGGGTGGATTAGGCGCGGAGAGTGCCTCTGCGGGCCCGGTCGGACCATTCGGCGTAGGCCGGGGCAACCGAGGGCTTCTGCAGGGCGTTGTAGCCGAGCTTGATGAAGCGCTTGCTCTTGGTGGCGATCTTGCGGAAGGTGCGCTTCTTGTCGTCGCCGCTTGCGCCGGACTTCTTGGCGAACTTCTTGCGCAGGTGACGCGGGGTCCAGTGTCCCATCATGGTGGTGTGCTCCTTGGTTCTTACTTCTTGGAAGAGAGGGCCTGGCGGTGCATGCGGGTGCGTTCGCCGTGGATCAGGGCCGAGAGACGACGAGCGGACTTCTCGGCGGAGATCTTCTTGGGGACACCCGGACGACCGATCTTGGCCAGATGGCGGTTCTTGACGGCGTGCTGCTTGCGACGGCGCTTGGCTGCTGCGATGGACATGGGTTAGTTCTCAGGGTTGGGGGTTGGAGAGCTGGCCTCGGCGGAGGAGTTCTACGTTGTTACGACTTGCGGGGGTGAACGAGTTAGGGGTGAGGAGCTGGGTGACTTCGCAACCGAAGGTCTTGGCGATACGGTTCAGGGTGTCGAGTGTAACCCCCGGATCGGGGTTTTTCTCCAGATTGGCGATGGTCGGGATGGACAGGCCTGAGAGCCGGGCAATGTCCATCTGGGAGTACCCAAGATTGGCCCTAAGGGTCTTGAGGAGGGCTGAGTTGAACCTAGCATTCGTGTGCATGGGGGGTCGAACTTTGATAGGAATGCCTTAGGGTGATATAACAGTTTTGTTTTGTCAAGAACTGTTTGAGAGAATTTGTACAGATAGGGTGCTAGGACGTACTCGGGTTGATAGGCAGGAAAGCCTTTATCTACTTAGTTATTAGTATTCCTAGTATTTCTAAGAAAAAAAGTAAAAAGAAAAAAGAAAAGAGAGAGAGAGAAAGAGTTGGTGAGTAAATAAGGGTTGTAGTAGAGAGTAGGAAAAGGGTCAGAAAATGCTAGATTGCTAGAAACGGGTCTCAAGTCGTGTTAACGTATCTCACATGACCAAGTACGTAGACGCTAGCCGTTGGCCCCTCGACTATGCCCTCAAGGCGGATGGTCGGACGCTCATTTCCCTGCCCGGGGAGCTGAAGCGTGACATCAAGATGTTGGCCTCGATTCGGGGTATCAGTGTTTCGGAGCAGATCCGGACCAGTGTGATGGATGACATTGCTCGGTATATCAAGGCTCACCCTGAGCACGCCCTGAGTTTTCGTGGGAAGTTGGTGGAGCTGAGTGCTCAGGACAAGGGCTGAGCCAAGGTTTGGTGTCCCGATTCAACATGGCGTATGCCCATAGTGCTGGGTCTTCCTTTGCCCATGCTTGGAGGTCTGTTTCGAATATGCAGTTACTTTTGTTGTAGATCTCACAAGCTCTACGTGCGCGACAGTGGAAGCAAGGAATCAGGGCGTGTAGCCCAGCGTATATTTCAATGCCCATGAATTTTGGCTCTTGGTAAAAAGAAGCCCGGTCCTGCGACCGGGCTTCTGTGTGCTGGGGGCTTACACCCGCAGCACGTCTTCCAACGTACGGACCGAACGGCCATTGTCGATGGCTTCGCGGATTTCGGTCTTGCATTCCTTCTCGAAGTGCTTGACCCAGTCGCTGGCATCGGCAATGGCCTTGTCGAACAGCGGGATGACCGACAGGTCGGTGAGCCTGCGGGTGCGCATGATCCGGGCGATGGCCTGATCCTTCGCTTTCCGCAGGGATTCGACGACCTTCACGCCGAACTGGTGCTGGCCGAGGGCGGGGATTTCCTCGAGTGCCGATTCATAGGCGTTGTCGCCAAAGCCTTCGAATGTCAGCTTGATCTCCGGAGCATCCTGCTTGAGCAGTTCACGCTCACGCAGGACTTGCAGTTCGTCGATCTTCTCGAGCGCCTCGGTCGTGGTGTTGAGGAGCTTGGCCAGTTCAGCCGCGAATGCGGGATCCAACCGACGGCTGCCACGCATCATGAAATCGAGCATGGCATCCAAGGTCAGCGGTTCGTCCCACTGGTTGTCCGTCAGCGTGTTCAGATCGTCCAGCGCATAGCCGTACACGGCATGCAGGATGGACGCCTGCTTCAGCGGCAGGACGTTCGGCTTGAAGCCCATCGCGTTGGAGGCTTCGTCGGCAGCGTAGGTCACGTCGGGATCGCCGGCATCGCTGAGCCGGTGGTCTTCGTCGCGCTGGTTGCGCTGGTCGATGTCGGTCTGGGCATCTTCGCTGTTGCGTTCGGCACGCTTGCGGTCGCGGATGTCCTGACGGATGGCACCGATGCACTTGGCCATGGCGGAATGCACGATTCCGCGAAGGGCCGCGATGCGCGGGGCGTTGTCCATCTGGCCGACCACGTCGAGCAGGGTGCCGTTGGGGTTTGCGTTCATTGCGGTAGTTCCTGTGTTGTGAGTTGGGATGCGGCGTCTAGGCCACGCCGCTGGCCAGCTTTGATGTCATCTCTTAGGAGAGTATTTGTAGCTACGGCCAAGTCATGATTAGGCTCCGATGGCTGGGTCAGGCCGGGTCGGCGGCAGGCTTGTCGTCGTGCCTGCGGTCGATCTCGGCGATCTTTTCAGCGAGTTGCGGCGCACATTCCATCAGTTCGATCACGCACTTGGTGATGGCGTTGGCATCGGCGTTGACTTCGATGTTCTGCGCTTCGTAGGAGTACGCAGTAGCACCGTCGTCGCTGATCACGGCGATGTTGATGTTCTGGGCAGAGAAGATGAGTTTCATGATTACCTCGATTTGGTGTTGTAGTCGGAAAGGAATTGTTGGACTTCGTCGAGCGTCATGTCGCCGGAGTCGAGTGCGTCTTCGAGTTTGGACAGGAGTTCTTCAGGTGAGCTGTCCATCTCACCAGATAGTCTTGCAGCGAGATCATCGTAGGACTCAGGATCTCGGACTTGCGAACCACGGAACACGATGTCAACGAATAGCAGGTAGCGCATGTTGCCTCCTACTTGAGTTTGGCTGAATCAATTTTCCAGATCTTGCCGGGGTGGTACTTGCCACGTTCGATGTAGCCGATGGCGTAGCGTGCGCAGGCAGTGAAGCCTGAGCACATGAGGCCAGCAACTGCGGCAGCCATCACACCAGTGAATGTTCCGTAGTGCATGAGGAATGCGAGTACGGATACGCTAAGGTCGAGTACGAATGGTTTACCGAGTGCGCGCAAGGTGACCTTGGGCGGTAGCTTGATTGCAAGTAACAGCAAACCGATGAAGATGATGACGCCGGATTCAATGATCATCGGGCGGAAGCTCCTTGTATTTGGAGACAGGCGTCATGTAGACCGCACCGCCTTCATCGTAGATATCGGAGTAGCGCATGATGAAAGCTCGAACATGTTCTGGATCACGAAGATTGAACCAATAGAAGCCGGTGACATCACCGGCTTCATCATGGAATTCTGTGTAAACGATGCGATCACGAGACATGATCAGGCCTGCTTTTCGATGAGCTTGGTGTTCTTGAACGCCCATTTCACACCAGTGAAGAAATCACGAGTGGTGTGTGCAGCGGTCTTGGTACCGTTGGCAGTAGCACGGCCTGCGGTCTTCGAGCCATCGACGATGGCATGACCAGCAGTGTTGATGGAGCGGCCGGTGGCCTTGAGAGCGCGGGCAACAGGAGAAGCGATCTTGTAGCCGCGAGCGAATGCATTCTTGTTCATGGTGTAGCTCCGGTAGTTGAGTTGGGTTGGATCAATCGACGCAGTAACGCGGTACAGCAGTTTTAGCCGTCCGACATTCGGACGGCTGGGTGATATAGAGGCCATAGGCCAGAGCACTCGCAATTGCGAGGATCGTGAGTCCGATCAAAGCGGACTTGATTTCTTCTTTCAATCGATTCTTCATGATTGATTAGTCCTGAAGATCGTGGGTGACATAATTGATGTGATGCTGCGGAACTTGCACCCATTCACCATTCTCGTAGCACTGGAAACCATGCTCTTCGGACCACTTCACTTGGGTCTTGAGCGTGATGGCCAAGCGCTTCTGGATCATGAACCGAGCCTTGGTGGGCGAGACCACTCGGTGACTGTGGTTGATGGTGGTGCGCGTGCGGACACGAGCACCGAGTTCTTCGCACGAAGTACGAAGTTGCCTGTTCTCGACACTGAGCGCGAGGTTCTGTTGTTCGAGCTGGTCGCACTTGGTGCGGAGCATCTCGATCTCGGAGTACATCTGGAGCTTGGACGACTTCATCGAAATGGACATTGCGAATCTCCTAGTTACTGAGTGACGGGGAACAACAAAGTTATTGAGCAAGCGCCGCGAAGCGGCGCAAGGGTTTTGAGATGTACCATGCTGCGACGCAGCAAAGTACGAGGATCAGAGCTTCCATGCTCTTAGTCCTCCGGATTGGAGAGTTTGCGCAACGCACTGTTGTGCGCTGCAATGAACTGCTCGCGCGACATGTCGTCGCACTCGGCAGCGCGCTCGAGGGCGGCCTCGAAGGCGTCGCCAAAGCAGTTGTTCACGACGTGGAAGAGCACGTCGAGTTCAGCCTTGGTGAAAGAAGCCATGGCTCAACCCTCCTTGGTGAGCAGCAGCACGGGCTTGGCCGCGTTGCGCTTGTTGATCACGGCGCGCATGCCGAGGAAACCGAGCAAGAAGCTGCCTGCAAGCAGGACCAGCGTTGCGCCGGTCTTGCCAATAAGGCCGATGAGCGCAGTAGCTAGGGCTGTGATCAGCCATGCGATGGCCGAGCCAATGGCGAAGCCGAGACCGAACGAGGCGATGAGCTTGAGGACACGGATCATAGTACATACTCCTAAGTTATTGATTACTAAGAACATATTTATTGAGCAAGCACCGCGTAGCGGTGCTAAGGGATCCCTTACCTCGGACTCGGAAACCGAATCCGAAGTGGGGAGGGGCGATGAGCCTCGCCCCGGGGAGGGGGTGGGGCAGGCGGACAAGCGCCAAATTTCCACGGTTAGGGTCCCCTATCGCCCGGCCAGAACTTAAAACCGAAGTACCCCGGAGGGGTTAAAAGGTCCCTAGCTTCTAGGTTCCCTAGAATCTGAGGTATAGTTCCCGCCACTATGGCCAATCGCTCCAGCCGCTCCAAAGCCAAAACCAAAGCCCATCTCGGGAAGCTGAGTCCGAACGGCGGCGGCACGTCCATCGCCAAAAGCACGACGGGCCCACTCACCGAGATGCAGCGTTTGTTCGTGAAGCACTTGGTCCACGACAAGCTCCCTCAGGGCGCAGCTGCTCGGATGGCGGGCTTTGCCTCTCCCGACAACGCCGCGTCGCAAATGCTGCGCAATCCCAAGGTTCAGAACGCCATCGCCGAGGAGCGGGCGGCCTATGCGCAGGCCAGCGGCGTGACCAAGAAGCGGGTCATCGACGGTTTCTTGGAAGCTGTCGACTTGGGGCGCATCAAGGGGGACCCTATTGCCATGATCGCGGGCTGGCGGGAGGTCGGGAAGATGTGCGGGCACTACGAGCCCACCCGGACCAAGGTCGAAATCTCCGTGAACGGGCAGGTGATGATCCAGCGGCTCCAGAACATGTCCGACGAGGAGCTTTTGGCGTTGACCGAGCAGGATCGTGCAGTGATCGAGGGGGAATTCGAGCGTGTCGAAGAAAATTAACCCCGCTTACCAGAAGGTTCTGGCCGAGCGAATCCTCGCTCGTCGTCGCTTGCTCCAATTTACGAAGCTCACGCACCCTCGTTACTCGGCCGGTTGGGTCCATGACGACATTTGCCGGCGTCTGGAGCGATTTTCGCAGCAGGTAGCGGACGGTCTGAGCCCTCGGCTCATGCTTCTGATGCCCCCGCGCCATGGAAAAAGCGAGCTGGCCTCGATCCGCTTCCCGGCGTGGCATCTGGGGCACTTTCCACACCACGAGCTGATCAACGTGGGGTACAACCTCGACCTTCCGATGGGTTTTTCCCGGAAAGTTCGCGAGATTTTCCGTGATCCGCAGTACCAAGCGGTGTTCCCCGACGCCCGTCTGGACCCCGATAGCCAGAGCGTGGAGAAATGGAACACCACTGCTGGCGGCGGGTTCACGGCCGCAGGCCGAGGCGGCGGTATCACCGGTAAGGGTGCCCATATCCTGATCGTGGATGACCCGATCAAGGACCAAGAAGAGGCCGATTCGGTACTTGTCCGCGACAAGCTGTGGGATTGGTACCAGTCCACGGCGTACACCCGCTTGGCTCCCGGCGGCGGCGTCTTGGTCATCCAGACGTGGTGGAACGACGACGATCTGGCAGGGCGGCTGCAGAACGCCATGGCTCTCATCGGCAAGGAGGACGCCCCCGAGGGCATCGACGAGTTCGAGCTGATCAAGTATCCGGCTCTCAGCGAGGCTTGGGAGATCCGAGACGAGAACACGTTCGAGATCATCCGCCTGTCCGAGCCGCCCACGGCCCTCGAACCGCACCAGACGCTCCTGCGTCCGAAGGACTTCTGTCTCCATGAAGACCGCTACCCGACTGCCTCCCTGAAGCGAATCCGAGCCAACCTCCAGCCCCGCATCTGGTCGGCCCTGTACCAGCAGAACCCCGTCCCCGACGAGGGCATGTACTTCCGGAAGGAGTATTTCCGGTACTACAAGGACCGCCCCGGGCTTCTTGGCATGCGGGTCTACACCGCGTGGGACTACGCCATCGGCGAGAAGCAGCAGAACGACTGGACCGTAGGCGTGACGGTCCTTCAGGACGAGCGGGACAACATCTACGTGCTGGATGTCGAGCGATTCAAGGGCGACGCCTATCAGATCGTGGAGGCCATGCTCGACGTGGCGGCCAAGTGGAGCGTGGTCCCGGGGGTCAGCACCGCCGTGCCCTATCTCATGGGGGCTGAGGACGGGCAGATCTGGCGCGCGGTCGAACCCCTGCTTACCAAGCGCATGCTCGAGCGGAAGGAATACCCGCCCTACGAGGTCCTCCGCCCCATGACCGACAAGATGGCCCGTGCCCGCCCGCTGCAGGGCCGCATGCAGCAAGGTCGGGTCTTCTTCCCGGAGGACGCTTCTTGGCGCGCGGTCGTCGAGAAAGAGTTCCTTAGGTTCCCCGCCGGCGTGCATGACGACATCGTGGACGCCACGGCATGGGCCGTGCATCTTGCCTTGACCCAATCCCCTCCCCGTCTGGACGACGCCCCCAAGCCCCTGCCTTCGTGGAAGGACAAGCTGGCGGGGTTCCTGCTCGGCGGCGGGTCCCACATGAGTGCCTGACTATGATCGCCATTACCCTCGAAATTACTCTTCCGTGCGGCTGTGCAGCCAAGCACCGCGTGTGCCACGAGTATGATCCGGAGCCCCCGTCCCCCGGATTCATGAAGGTAGATTTCAACGGCCCGACCAGCATGTCGCCCGATAGGCTGATCCAACGGTTCGGTGAACACAGCACCCAGCTCCTTGCATACTGGTACCAAGTCCATTTCATCAAGGAGAATCGGCACCGGTGCGAGCTGGTGAGCGAGGACAACCCCATGGGACTTATCCCCAAGCGCTGATCTGACATGGAGCTCGGCATGCAGCTGACGATCACCATCGACCTCGAAGAGCAGGATCTTCCCGGGTACACTGCGCGTATCAACCACGCCCTCAGCGGCCTCCTGCACGAAGCGCACAACCGGGATCTGCGCGGTCGGTACGAGTTCGTGTACCCTGCGTGCGATTTCGACCGTATTCCTCCCACCAAGACCGTCGTCTGGGTGACCCAGCAGGATTGACCCAATGCCCGTCAACAACGCTCTTGCCAACGAGGTCTGGTGCCGCTACGCGTGGCTTCGCGACAATGGCCATCTCGAGGCCGTCGAGAAGATGACCAAGTGCGAGGATTTCTTCGCCGGCCTGCAGTGGGACAAGAACGACATGGCCTTGCTCAAGGCCTCCCGCCGGCCTGCGCTGACGATCAACAAGATCATCAGTACGATCTCCAACGTGCTGGGCGAGCAGATCTTCAACCGGACCGACATCACCTTCCGCCCCCGGAACGAGGGAGCCACCAGCGAGGTCGCGGACGCGCTCACCAAGGTCTTCATGCAGATTGCCGACAACAACCAGCTCAGCTGGGTGCGTTCGGACGTGTTCTGCGACGGCGTGGTCGGCTCCCGTGGCTTCTTCGACGTCCGTCTGGACTTCACGGACTCCTTGCGCGGGGAGGTCCGGATCGAGCAGCTGAACCCCAAGAACGTGTTGATCGACAGTGATGCCGACGAATACGACCCTGATAAGTGGGGAGACGTCATCGTCACCAAGTGGATGAGCCCCGACCAGATCGAGCTGCTCTACTCCAAGACCGACGCTGACTTGCTCAAGGGCCGTACCGAGAGCTATTTCCCGTACGGCTACGACGCCATCGACCGCGAGCGCGACCGGTTCGGCGCACCTCGCAGCCAGTACATCTACGGCATGTCCGAGGCCGAGAGCGGCAATGCCCGGAACATCCGGGTGATCGAGCGCCAGTGGAAGAAGCTCGACAAGGTCCTGCACTTCGTGGACGTGGTCACTGGCGACACCCGACAGGTGCCTGATGACTGGGACGAAGAGCGCCTCCAGCAGCACTTGGCCCAGAACCCCAATCTGACCACCACCAAGAAGCTGATCCAGCGCATTCGCTGGACCGTGGTCGCGGACAACGTGGTCCTGCATGACGACTGGTCCCCGTACAAGCACTTCACGGTGGTCCCGTACTTCCCCTACTTCCGCCGTGGCCGGACCTTGGGACTGGTCGAGAACCTGCTGGGTCCCCAAGAACTCCTCAACAAGGTCAGCTCTCAGGAGCTGCACGTGGTGAACACCACGGCCAACTCCGGCTGGAAGGTCAAGCGGAACGCGCTGGCCAACATGTCCATCGCGGAGCTCGAGCAGCGCGGTGCCCAGACTGGCCTCGTGCTGGAGCTGGACGAGATCGACCATGCCGACAAGATCCAGCCTAACCAGATCCCCAGTGGTTTGGACAGGATCTCGTACAAGGCCGAAGAGCACATCAAGACGATCTCGGGCGTCAGCGACTACATGCAGGGCTTCGCCCGCGAGGACGTCGCCGCCAAGAGCGTCAACGCCAACAAGCAGAGCGGGCAGGCCAATCTGGCCAAGGTCATGGACAACATGAACCGGACGGATTTCATCCTCGCCCGGAACATTCTGGACATGGTGCAGGAGTACTACACCGAACAGCGGTTGATTTTCATCACCACGGACCGGCTCACGAACGCCACCGAGCAGCTGATGGTGAACCAGCCGACGCCCGAGGGCCAGATCGTCAACAACCTGACCCTTGGTGAGTATGCCGTGGTCGTGACGAACCAGCCCGAACGCGACACGTTCGAAGATTCCCAGTTCGATCAGGCCATGGCGCTGGTCGAGAAGGGCATCCAGATCCCGCAGACGTTCATCATCCAAGCCAGCCGGCTCAAGAACAAGGCCGAAATCGTCAAGTCCATGGAGGGCGACGCCAACAGCCCCGAGGCTCAGGCCGCCGCCGCGCTCAAGCAGCGCGCCGACGAGGCCAGCGTCCAGAAGCTGGAGGCCGAGGCCATGCAGAAAGGGGCCGATGCCCAGCTCAAGCAGGCCAAGAGCCAGAAGGAGATTGCCAGCATCGGCGAGAATTCTGGGCAGAATGAGATTATGCTCGAGCAGCAGAAGCTCGAGGCCGAGATGGCCATGGAGCAGCAGAAGCTGGATCAGGAGCATGCGCTGGCAGTCCAGAAGATGGAGCGCGAGTTCGAGTTGAAGCGCGCCCAGCTGCAGGCTGAGATCCAGCTCAAGCGCGAGAGCGCCGCCATCGACAACCAGCTCAAGCGCGAGCAGGCCGAGCAGCAGGCCATGACCCAGCGTGTCGCTGCGGTCGAGCAGGCCAAGAACACCCCGAAACCCAACAGGAGCAAGACCAATGGCTGATAACGACGAAATTCTGGACCGTGGCGACGAAGTGACGTCGCCGCTCGACGGCGCTGGCAAGGACACCGAGACCCCCGAGGCCAAGGCTGCCCGCGAAGCGGCTGAAGCCGAGGCTGGCAAGACCAAGGACTCCCTCTCGGAGGACGAAGAGACCCCGGAGGAGAAGGCTGAACGCGAGGCCGCCGAGGCCGAGGAAGCCAAGAAGAAGCGCGCCCGCATCCCGCTGCAGCGCCACGAGCAGATTCTGGACAAGGCGCGTCAGCGCGAGGCCTCCCTGCTCGAGGAGATCGAGAAGCTGAAGGGCGGCCAGCAGGCGTCGGCCACCCAGAAGACCATCACCGACGCCAAGGCCAAGATCGAGGAGCTGCAGGACAAGTACGAAGACCTGATCCTCGACGGGAAGAAGGACGAGGCTCGCGCGGTCCGGAAGACTCTGGACCTCCTGCGCGAGGATCTGGCTGACTACCAGACCTCCGTGAAGTCGGACTCCGCCCGTCGCGCGGCCATCGAGGAGCTGACCTACAACGCCAAGCTGGCCAGTTTCGAGGCGCAGTACCCGGCGCTGAACCCCGAGCATGCCGAGTTCGACGAGGCCCAGACCAACGAAGTGGCCGAACTCATGACCGCGTTCGTGAAGGCCGGTACCAAGCGCGACGCGGCTCTGACCCGGGCCGTGAAGTACGTGCTGGGGGCTCCGCCGGAGCAGAAGACTTCGGACGCGGCCAAGACGCTGGCGGAGGCTCGCGCCAAGGCGGCTCGCGAGAAGGCTGCCGAGGCCGACAAGAAGCAGCCGCCCAGCACTTCGGGCGTCGGGAAGGACTCCGACAAGGCTGGAAAGAACGGCGCGGACCTCGGAATCGACGTCATGCGGCTTTCGCAGGAGAAGTTTGCTAAACTGGATGAAGAAGCCCTCGCTAAGCTGCGCGGGGACGAGGTCTGACCATGGCAACCATCGAAACTCCCGGCACGGCTGCGTCGCCCGGCTCCGCTCGGTACCCCCGTTTCCCGCGCAACGCCCTCGCCGTCACTCCCCACGACACTGATACCTTCGCCACCCCCGTGACGATCTACGTCGGCGTCGCCGGGGACGTTGCGGCGCGTCCGGCGGGTAACCCGACCACCATCGTGGTGTTCAAGAACGTCCCGGCCGGTTCTGCCGTCCCTTGCGAGGTCATCGGCGTCCGGGCGACTTCCACCAGCGCCACGAACCTCGTAGCGGTCTACTGAAATGGCGTTCGGTCACGGCTACGGACTGACCCGCGCCATCACCCAAGCAGGAGCGGGGGGTGAGGCCCCCAGCCTGACGGCGCAGGTAGCCGCCATCTATGCGGCAACGAGCGCGAAGGGCTACATGCTGCGGCTGGATAGTGCGGCGACGTTGTTCCAGAACAGCGGGGGCACAGGAGCGGTGTCGAGCGTCTCCGATCCGATTGGCTACGCAACCGACCTGTCTGGCAACGGAAACCACTTCACGCAAGCCACGGGCGGCAATCGCCCGTTGTGGAACGGGACGGGAGCTGATTTTGACGGCGTCAATGATGGCCTGACGCGCGCGGCGCTCGACTTGGCAGGGCGGTCATACGTCTATCTGGCGTTTGCGGGCCAGAAGAACACGGGGACGGTCAATGGCCCGATCATGTACCACGGAAACCCCATTGCATCGACGGATGGTGCGGTTGGCATTGCAGCGAACGGCGGGTCGATAATCGCCTATCAGTACCAAGCGCGTGGCGTAACGTCTCAGGCACAGACCCGAATCACAGCGAGCGATGATGTGATGGGCTCCCATGTTGCCTACTGGAACCTGACCGTTGGAACCTCGGCGGATACGCAGCTCGATGTGTGGCACAACGGCGTCGCGAAGACCGTGCCACCCGGCTCGAGCACGCCCATTGGCGCACTGACGACGCAGACGCACTACATCGGAAGCAACGTTTCAACCCAGCACTTCTTGGGCAAGGGTCGCCGCTATGCCGTGCTGGCAACCGCTGCGCCACTCACCACCGATCAAGTCAACACGCTCATTGCATGGGCGGAGGAGGGCCGGCTGGGTTTTCCGTAACCGACTTCGACGTGTTGGCAAGTTCTTACGGCGTGGTCGGTGATAACGGAACGGACAATACAGCAGCGTTGCAATCTTTCTTCAACGCATCGGCTGGCAAGCGCGGGCTTATCAATGTCCCCGGCACCATCCTGACCGGGAAGGTTTCGCCGAAGAGCAATTCGCGTATTGCTATCTGCTCTGGCTGCACGCTGAAAAAGAAACTCAATGGCTTGAACGTAATTAGCATTGAGGAAGCTGAAAACATCACGCTAGTTGGCAATGCCGCCAGCGTGGTGGGCGATGACGCCGAGGGAACTACGCTATTCAGCAGCACGATTGTTGTCACTGGCTCGAAGCGCATCACGTTTCAAGACTTGCATGTTAGCGGGTCTGCGGCTGGTGCTGCTGGCAAGGACTGCTATTACATCGGCGTCGGCGTCGGCGGCGTTCCGTGCGAAGACATTCTGATCGTCGGCGGGAGCGCCAAGAACGCAAAGCGGAACAACATCTCTGTAGTCGGAGGGCTGCGCACAGTCCTGCGAAACGTGGAGATTTCAGGGGCTACGGGAGCGCCGGGCGCTGGCGTGGACGTTGAGGCGAATTTCTACGACGACGTAGACCAAACCCTTATTGAGAACTGTCATATCCACCATAACCAAAACGCGGGCGTAGTGCAGGTGTTCGGCACGAACACCAAGATCAAGGGCGGCTTCATCCACGACAACGGGGCGTATGGAGTTGGCATCGGCTCGGGTGGAACAGAGTTCGATGATGGGGTCTACCGTCCGAATGTCGATATCTTCGGCGTGACAGGCACGGACAACACGACCGGCGTGATACTCGTCGGCGACCGGACGAACCTCCCCGTCGGCATGGTGGTCAATTTCCAGCTCAAGAACGGGGCGACCAAGCCGGCAGAGCTTTCCGCCAGCTATTTCATTGTGTCGCGGCACGTGGGATCAAACGGAATTGTTCTCGGCCAGTCGGTCGATTACATGGAAATTACCTCGTTCGCTACCGGGTTCACCGGCACGCAGGATGGAGACCCTGCCGTTTCTGACGTGGGGCTCCGAGCACTCGCAGACGGCCAGAGCAACGGGTTTGAACTGGAAGGCGTAGTCATCTACAACAATGGATCGCAAGGCATATTCATGGCCGGCGCTGGCGGCCTGTATGCCCACGACTGCACGGTCTACGACAACGGCAGCAACCAAGTCCAGACCGC